GTATTTTTTTGTTTCTTGGGTTTTGTAATATTAGGTTTTGTAATATTAGGTTTTGTAATATTAGGTTTTGCCTCAGAACTGGCAAACAATACTGGTTCGTTATGTCCAGACTGATAACTTTTTGAGTATTTCATTTATTATATTGTAAATGTTTTTTTTTAAAAATACATACAATAGAATTTATATGGTACAAATTATGAGGTACGATTTATTTATGCCCTAAGTTGCAGTTACCGTTGAATTGCTTATATACCCCGTATACTACAAGTGTAGTCATGGCGAGGACATAGACGGCCTGGACAAAACTCGACAAATCTGTGTGGACTTTTTTATCATGCAAGTCATAGTGAGCCTCGAGCCAGCCCGCTGCCCTATCGGGGTCATCTACCTTAAGAGATTGAATAATAATTCTTGCAACGATAGGAGAAAACGCTATCATAAATCCTTGACTCAATGGTAGTCTAAAACATCGCGAATACCAGGTTGCAGAAGCCGATGGCCACATAACTAAAAAGCAAACAATTGCCAATAGATAAAGCGGGTATAATAGATACATTCTTTTAGTTAATATATTTTATTTTATTTTATTTTATTTTATTTTATTTTATTTATAATTTGAATTCTTTTTCAGACACCAGGAGACTAATTTATCTTGGTGTCGTCATTCAGAATTCTAGAGGTACATTGTGTTTAGATAGTCGCGGGGAATGGTGTGGATCATCCAAAATTGGACTCCCTGGACTTTGAAGATCATCCGAAGCTTACGCGAGACATTTTCATCGTTCTTGTCTTTGGCGCAGGCTTCGACCCGGATCATCCCCATTTCATTTTCGGTTTCGGTTTAATTTTCGGTTTTCTTTTTAGATCACTAAGAAGTCTTTTAGCAGACTTATATTTACGTCCTTTTTTAGAAACGTATGTAAGGCTAATGCCCTTCTTTTGGCATCTAATTTGTAGTCTTTTAAATGTCTCGGCTTTCATTTCTAATTGTTTTCTTGTTAACTTCACACGCTTGCCCCTTATTACCTTAGACAATGGAATACCTACTAGCTTTAGTTTGGCTTCTAGAACTCTTGTAGATGTATTCCTAATTGAAACCTTAGGTTTTTTACCGAACTTGGAGGGCTTGCGCTTCTTGCTCGGCGGGGCGTCGGTGGGAGCGGAGCCGGTGGCGCGGCTTAAATTCATTAGCTCATCTGCGGCTTCAGCAGCTCTTTTTTGGGCGCGGTTTAAATCTCGTAGACCCAATATTGCAGTATCTATATAATCAGGTAAAAACATAGTAACACCCTGTTCTTCAATAACATGTGACTCGAAAACTGTATATCTATTAAACAATGAACTTATTCTAGAACAAATGGTATCAAAGGTTATAAATAAATTCTTAGGATTTGATCTTGCCCCATCTGTTAAACTCTTGTATTCTAGTATTTGTCCGAAATCTCCCAGGGTTTTATAACACATAATGTTAAATAAATCATTTAGTTGCTTATCTTGACCTAGTCCAATCTCCGGTTTCCACATAGTGTTATTTATATCATAATTAGATGTTAAGTTCGATACCGATGAATTTTCGGAATTTATAACATCATTTAATAGATTAAATTTTGCATTGTCTCTACTAAAAAACTTAAATATATTTAATTTTACACTCGGAGACTTTTTAGCTATTTTATTTTTTAAATCACCCGGTGTAATTCTATTTCTTTTCCATTCATATTGTTTATCTTTACTGGTACCAGGTTTTAAATAAGGAATTATAAATCTTTTATCCTTTATAGAATTATATATAATCTGGTTAGATGCTGGCCAATATCTAAGTTCTGTATTGGCCTCAGAATTTTTAACATCATTCATAATTTTTAGTCTTCTGTCGTTCCAATTTTTACTGTCAATCATGTCTCCAATACTTGTATCTACCTCATATTTGATATGTATAAGAGGAAATTTTTTGAATGTAAGTTTTAATTCGGCTTCGACTATATCGTCTTCTATACTTATATTATCCCTATTTTTATAATTAGCCTTAATTGCTTTAATAAAATTTATTGCTCCAGAACCACTCGCCGAATCATACTTTGTAGATGCCATATCATATAATTTAACATTTCTATTAATTTTATTGTCAAGAGTTTCGTCACATATAAAATTTAACAATGTAGATAATTTAAAACGACTTTTATCGGCATCTACTGCAATTGTATAAGGTGAATTTGCATTTGTCAATTTAGTATCGGGTACTAAATTTACTTTTTGTAATAATCTTTTAGAAGCCATAGAACAACCATCTTGGGCTTCCCCGGCGCTTGACCCTACAACCTCAATACGAAATTTATCCTTAAGTAATTTATCTATTATAACTCTCATATCATTAGTACTCGTCCAAGCTTTTTCTATAGAATCTGGTCCTATACCATAATAATTAAGTTGAATTGCCGACGGGCCACCGTCATTTTGCATATGTTGTATATCGTCTGCGTATGCGTCTTTTATTTTATCGTAAATTTTTTTCTTTATTACGCCTTTGCCAGTAACATTATGTATCCAGTTATTTCTTTCGGCTTCTTCACAAAAGTCGTGACATTGATCACAGAATAATAAAAATCTTAAAAAATAAACCATAAACACGTCCCCGGGTGGCAATTGGCCATTTTTTATTTTGTCACTGTTATGGTTATTATATTCTGTGATCATCCAACAATTTTCTATTTCAATAACCTTTACCATTCATTATTATAATAACCCAACATTTTAATTTAATTTCAGTTAATTGGTGAAGGTCCACTCGTAGTAGTACCTGATTTGACCCGGTCTCTTAAGCTCATCAAACTTAAAAAACACATAAGATTCATCGCACAACCGCCGAAGACTATTTTCGAGATCTATTAGCCTCGTTTCTTCATTAATGAACTTAGGGTTTTCAACAATTAGCTTAGCATTTAAAGCGCGTTTCTTAGGTTGAACTACAAATAGTGCCAAATATTTTGGTTCGTAAGCGGCCTTGCCGCTACATCCATCTGGGAAAAATCCAAAATAAAGATATTCTTCAGATGTGTATATATTTGAAGATTCTTTCATACTCAGGCATTCCATGCAATAGTGGTCATCATAAACTTCTGTATCAGTCCTCCCCATGTGTAAAAGCCAATTTTGTGCCCAAGCATTACCATTTAGATGCGTCAAAAGTTTTAGTTCTCCTCCCGAAGGAGGTGTTAACGATTCGATAAGACTTGAGCTATCTCCTTCATTGTTGTATACTAAATTACCCCTCCCTTTTACGGTTGATCTATAAACTGGGTACATAACCGGATTAACAACATAGGACAAGAACATGGTCAATAGAGCAAACATGCTTTACAATTGTATATATTTTATTTTTAAATGCATTATGTTTCTAAAATTTTAATCACTTTATTGATAGTTGGGATACAGACGTCAACCGTCTGTGATATCTTAGCCTTAGATGGCTGTTTAAGATTTAGTTCATTTTTGACTACATATAGTAATACCCCGGCTACGATAGACTTAGGGGTGACTGAATCTAGGCGGTCAATATTTTTGGTATATAGTTCATTACACATATAGACTGTTTTGAATGGCAGTTCTAACTGATTACAGAATTTTACAAAGGCGTCGGTATCTTTAACATCTTCCTTCACCCGTCCTAAATATTTATATGCTGGCACGTATTGCATTATTTCTAGAAAAACCCTCTCCCCCTTTAGAAACCCCTTTTGATTCCCCTCTGTTATTTCTATTAGTTTTTTGCGATCAACTGATATATTGTTTTGTATGCCAGAATAATACATGCATGCAGATATCAGACCATTTCTAACTGAAGCGCGGGTCAATTTTCCAGATTCCATACAAATGTGCCACATGTTTTTTGCTGTAGGTAGTATAGCATGTGGTAGAGCGAGAAGTGTGCGATAATTTTCAAAGTGTTCCGAGACTTTCCAAAATGTTTTTTGTTTATGACTAAACGTAGCCTGATAATGCATCCTCATGATAAAAGAATTTTTATGGAATCCAGGGATTGTACCCGTTTTGTCATATGGATTATCACTCACCCATGCGTCACCTCTCTGCTGCGAAGTCTGAAAAGACCCGTCCTCCTTTTTATAACTATTCCATTCACAACTATCTCCCTCCATTGCTAAAATTTGACCACAATCTAAGCATATATCCGCTTTATCCGATGGATTATAAATTACATTTGTATGCATACAGCCACACTTAGTGGGTTCTCGATAATTTTCTTTGCCAATTTCTTCCAGGTCTTTCCAAATAAGCAACATTGTTTCGTCCATCTAAAAAGAGGAGTCTATACTATACTACAATTATACGTATTATCTTTAATATAACTATAAAAACGTAATATTTAAGTTATTCGCGGGATTTATTGGCATTAATTATATTTAAATAAATTAAATATGCCGGGCGAAGTTATAATAAAGGAAACACATGGATACTGTATAAATTTAGATAACACCAAACATATTTTTAACGTTAAATTAAAGGTAGAAACCGAATATAATGAAATTGCTTATGATGAATTTTTATTATATTTCCAGAATACATGGGAATATATTAAAACCCATAATCTTAGGTATCACTTACTCGTTGATCTTGGGGGATCTAAAGAAACTGAAAATGAAAACGAATTGCCTCTTGTTGCTTATATGAAATTAATTAACACCATGACCAAAATAAATTCATTGCTAAATCTCCACTGTCATTCGGTGTGTATAGTAAGTCCTGGGTCTGAAAAATGGAAAAATGCATACACATTAGGAACTAAATTATGGAAACCAGATAAACAGAGACCATTAAAGTTTACCGATGTTGCAAATGATGCAGTATTATTTTTTAGTTCCCATAAGCTACCAGAAGTAGAAGGAACGTGGATTGAATGCGAAGACGGTGGTTTTATCCGCGGCTAACCGCGGTGAAATAATTCTAATAACGAAATAAAATAAAAGGGGTAATTATTACACATTTTATTTTATTTAGATTGTATTTAAATTGTTTTTACTTCATCAGAATTTAGGTAGCACGGTCTTTAACGGGGTCATCTTTAATATATGATAAGCACCGAATGCGGTTACCATACAACCCATGATAATATTCATTATCTTTACAAACTTAACAGGGTCCTTATCCTTGCTCGCAATCTTGACGTCATTGTCGAGTACACCAACGGACATCCAGAAGAACGCAGCGAGAGCAATTGGTATTATAATAGTGTATAGATTTGCCTTTAGAAGTTCTTGAGCTGAGGGGGCCATTATTTTTTTATTATTACCGTAGATTTTAATTTTTAATTTATTATTTTTTTATTTATTTATTTATTGAAATCATTTTTCCAGAAGTCGGAAATTTTATAATTTTTATTTAAATTGTATTGATCGGTTATATTTTTCTGTTTAGAAACCAATGTCTCGATAGTGTCTTCGCTAAATGTGTGAATTTTCATGTCGGTTAAATATGTATATGTGTCATTTATTTTTAGGTATTTTCTTGTGGTTAATTGTTCATTGATCGTAGTCAATTTCTGTCTAAACACTTTAATATTGTCATCAATAACATCGTTCACGAAATTAATCTTCGATGTTACAAGATTCAATTCTTTCTCTAGGCGCTGCGAAATATCAGTCTGTCTCTTAGTGTAATAGTCTGTCCTGATTTTCCAAAAGTGGTAAACAATTTCTTCAGCGGATGACATTTTCACAATTTCATTCTTTTCATTGAATACGTGCATGTTTTTCGCCGATATGTATGATGTCATTTTGAGCTTCTTATCAAGTTCTTTGTTGTCTCTCCAGTTTATTATGTTCTCCAGTGGAATTTTTACCTCAAAGTGCACATCTGTTTCTGAGGACATATTTTTGTAGCTATAAATTTGCTCCTCGGTCTCTAGCTTGTCTAGGAAACTTTTATAGTCCTCCGTCCATGTCCCAATTGGCAATTCAGTTATTGTTACAGTGTTTGATACAATTTTATATATCCCCTTTGATACCCATCTATTCTCTTCCACCTTATCAATCGTGCCAGTGAACCCGTTATACCACGGGGTAAGTTCGGGGATATCTGCATCCTCGTCGTCTACCAATTTTAGAAGTCTGTCTTTCAAGTCTTCCGGATTGAAACATGGGATATCTGTAGAAAACCCGGTTCCAATTCCGCACGCTCCATTGATAAGAATAAGAGGTAATACCGGAACATAGAAAGATGGTTCGATTGAAAACCCGTCGTCGTTTAGATAATTTACAAGAGAGTAATCATCTGGGTTAAACATGTTCTTGAAATTTTTCGATAGGTGCGTAAAGATGTACCTCGGACTCGATGAGTCTTTCCCTCCCTGAAGCCGAGTACCAAATTGTCCAACAGGTTCTAGGAGATTCATATTGTTAGAACCCACATAGGTCTGAGACAGACCGATGATGGTATCCTGTAGACTTGTTTCTCCGTGATGATAGCTAGAAACTTCAGAGACGTATCCGGCAAGTTGAGATACCTTGATTTCGGAATATAGATTTCTTTTTATACATCCATATAGGATTTTTCTCTGGGACGGCTTTAGTCCGTCTACAAGACTTGGAATTGAGCGGATGTTGTCTGCGATTGAAAAGAGTACAAGTTCCTTGTTGATAAGATCTTTTACCTTTACCTTGTTAATATTGTAATTGAGAGTTTCTGGGCTCTTGATATTTCCAAGAATCCATTTTTTCCTTGCGTCTGCCTCTGTTTTTGTAAATGCCATTTCCAGGTATTTTTCATCTTCACTTGTTTCTATTTTGTAATCAAGGGTCTTCATATCTTTAAAGTATTCCTTGGCCTCCGCCGAAGTACTTGTACCAAGACCCTTGTAGTATTTTACTTTGTAGCCGGATGTATTATTATTTTCTTTCCAGGTGTTGTAATCACTAAGGTTGTAAAATGGCAACGTTTCGTTTCTTTTGGATATTTTAATGATCGGTGTGACAAGGGATGATACAAAATTTATTTTTAGTAGTTCTGGCCAAGAATTTCCGATGAAATTAATGAGCAGACTTTTAATGTGAAATCCGTCGGTATCTGCATCGGTCATAATCAAAACCCGCCCATATCTGAGTTCTGATAAATTCTTGTACTTCTTGCCGTTTTGTAGGCCAAGAATTTGTTTGATGTTATTTATCTCTTCATTTTTGGACAGTTGTGCATAAGTTGCTGTCCGGGTATTCAGTAGCTTTCCTCGCAGGGGGAAAACACCGTAAGTGTCTCTTCCCACAACTGATAGACCCGAGATAGCAGTGGCTTTAGCAGAATCGCCCTCTGTGAAGATAATAGTACACTTAGATGAGTCCTTTGTTCCTGCTCGGTTTGCGTCGTCAAGTTTCGGAATGATAACTCTTGAAGTTTTCTTGCCGTCTGTTTTTTGTAGAGACTTCTTCTCTTTAGCGTCTGCAAGAGTCAGTACATTTTCAATGATCCCAAGCTTGGCTACATTCTTAATGAAATCCTGTGATGCTGTAAATTTACTGCCGAAATCCGAAATCTTTGTGATGTTCTTTTCTTTTGTCTGCGAAGAAAAGGACGGGTTTTCAATGATACAATTTATAAATACAAAGATGTTGTCCTTGATGTAATGAGGTTTGATTGTAAGACTCTTGTGTTTTTCCTGGATAGTTTCTGTTAGTTTTTTGATTATGGGATTGATGACATGGTCTACATGACTTCCTCCGTCGGACGTGTTTACACCGTTTACAAATGACATGCATTGAAATCCGTTCTCAGAAGGTGCGATAGATACTTGCCACCGGGGTTCTTCTTGGATAACTCTGGGACATTCTTTTTTTGGTCCGATGTACACTGAAATGTAGTCGGAAAAGTCTTTTACTGTCAATTTCTTTCCGTTGTAGTGTACATCTACACCCTTGGGAGTAATTGCACAGATGTCAAAGATGCGTTTTACCAGGATGTCTTTAGTATCCTGCGTGATACACTCAATCCCAAATCTTTTAAAGTCGGGTCTGAATGTAATCCTTGTGTATTCCTTGGAAGTTTTTCCAATTTTGGGTTTGCAAATTTTACTAAGATTTTTTTCAAATGTTTGTGTGTATTTTTTACCACCGGATGCAGTCTCGATACGGAATGTATCAGAAAAGATTGCTGCCAGCTTGGCTCCGAGACCGTTAAGTCCTCCGGTTGTTCTTTTCTTTGTGTCGTCGTGGTTGCTGGTGGTGAGAAGATTTGCAAAGATAAGTTCAGGGATGTAAATCTTGTAATCTGGGTGAATTTCAATAGGTATACCAGAATCGTTGTATACACTGATATCGCCATCATCTGTTATGTCAACCTTTATGCAGGTGACTTTTTTATTCCTCTGAACTTCGTCCGAGGCATTTGTTAGGATCTCGTCAAAGATTTTATAAACTCCCGGATTCCATTTACAGCTTTTAATATGTGCGGTGTTATTGTCAGGGTTGACGGTCCAGCAATCGGATACTATGTCTTTGGTATCTCCAACATACATCCCAGGGCGTTCTAGGACATGTTCGATTTGCGTATATTTTTTATAGTTTTCCGCCATAACTGTAAGTAACTGATTATAAATTGAAATATATTTTTAAACCAGTTATTTTTTTGTAAAATTTGAGATTCAATTCAATTTAAGCCTTAAGAAGTTCAATCATTCTATCAATCTCAGTGAGATTCCTCATGCCAACAAATTGCGTCTTCTTTTTTTTATATCTAATTATTGTACATGGGATATTAGAGATCCTGTTTTCAGACAGGAAATCTTCAAATGCGTCATTCTCTACGTCTACTTTATAAACTACAGAATCCTCGACAGTCAATAATACCTTCTCAAGATTAACACACGGCTTGCACCCACTCGGTTCCAAACTAGTAAATACAACCGTTTCGCCAAAGTCTATTGAATCTATAACATTGTAAGATTCAAGGCTATCAATCTGAGTAGTTTCCATATTTATAATATATAATATAATTTATTTTTAAGTTTATATTATACTTTAAAAATAAAGTAACTTAGTATAAATATGTATTTTCCATCTTTAGATTTTTATGTTTTTGATATACAGGCTATTGCAATAATTATAATTACAATCTGTTTAGTTTTTGCAGTAAATAAATTTATTATAAAGAAAGCCGAAGATGATAAGAAAGAAGGTCATAAAGGTGTAAATGAAGTAGCCCTTTTATTGGGAGGTGCAGCAGTTGGTGGACTTATTAGTTTAATTGTATCGTACTTAACATTAGAGTCTGATAATATAGATACGTCCGATTATTACAATTAATAATATAAATATAGTATTAGTTACATTGTTATGTCGATAAGTCTATCGAAATTTAACCCTAAGAAGATAGAAGAGAAGAGACTCACGGGTTCTGGTCCGGCAACGTGTGTTTTTATAGGAAAACGTGGAACGGGTAAAAGTACATTAGTTGCGGATATACTTTATCGTTTACGTAATATAAATGCGGGTGTAGCAATATCAGCCACCGAGGACGGGAATGCATATTATTCAAATTTTATACCAGAAATATTAATACATTCCGAATATAAACCGGAGATTATACAACAGGTTATAACTCGCCAAAAAAAAATAAGGGCAGAAGCCGGCAAGAAAAAAACAACGGATAATGATGTATTTGTTTTATTAGATGATTGTATGTATGATAAACGGATGATAAAAGACCCAAATATCCGCGGGATATTTATGAATGGGCGTCACTGGGGAATAACATTTTTATTAACCATGCAATATTGTATGGATTTGCCACCCGATCTCAGGACTAACATAGATTATATCTTCATTCTCAGGGAAAATATTATACAAAATCAACAAAAGTTGTATAATAATTTCTTTGGGATATTTCCGCATTTTTCAGTTTTTCAAGACGTTCTCAATAGTTGTACGGAGGGGTATGATTGTTTAGTCTTAGATAATACGTCAAGAAGTAATAATATACAGGACTGTGTTTTTTGGTATAGGGCTACCCCAGACCGCAAATTCAAAATAGGCTCTAAAGACCTATGGAATTATTGTAAAAAGAATTATGATGCAAAAAAGGCTAAAGATGTCCCAGAATATGACGCTAAAAAAATGAAAAAGAAGAATACTCCTTCTGTAAGCGTTAAGAAATTAAAATGAATTAATTCATAATAAAGATATATCGTAAGATTATAAATGGAGCGGGGAATAGTAATGATGGGCCATGGAATGGCAATAGCTCTTGTAGCGTACGGTGTTATGGTTTACGGCCTTAAGCAGAGTGTTTCAACTGCCGAGAATAGATCGGTTCTACTTGGCGCCTTAATAATAGCATACATGGTCGTCTTCGGTCATAATGCGCCCACTATGCAGGCTCTCAATCGTATTTAAATTTCTATTTAATTTTACAGTTCTTTTACTCTTTTATTTAGTATTTCCTCCGGCCGAAAATCGCCAAGGTTCGGGCAAAGTTCTTTTAGTCTTTTATTTAGTATTTCCAGCTGCGCAGAGTTGCGCTGCCGCAACGACCTCAATCCCCTTTCCTCTACCCCGATACGTTTCTTTACCGAGTAAATTTCCATCTGTTTTTTCCTTTCTGGTGATAATGAACTTGGCTTTCCATCGGGACAGACAGGTTTGCGCTCATTTTTTCGCATAACTTTACTATCCCATTCTGGGTCTGTTATAGTAGGACAATTGTTAGCATAATGCCCATACTCTAAACATCTATAGCATACTACTCCTTTATGCGTGGGTGGATCAGTATTTCTTAAATGTTCTATAAAAGCTGTTTTATCTTCTGAAGGATTATTTTTATTTTCCAGTTCAAGATTTCGCCTTAACCATGTATTATTTTGAAGTTCGTATTTTTGTTGTGGATTCATAATAATTAATCAATTATCAATCGTATTTAACTGTGTATATATTATTTTCTTAAATTTATTGTTAAAAAATACTAAAAAAACAATAAATTAAATAACTCTTTTGTCCAGTGTAAATCTCCCCAAACATTAAATTCTTTACAAACTAATCTAATATTATTTTTATTATGTGGCTTAGAATTATTAATACGGTCTATAGACATAGAGAATTCAGATGTTTTTTTATCATATGTAAAAATTTTATTACTAATGTGACATCTAGATTCTACTTTTTTTATTAAATATAATATATATTCAGTATCAATATCTCCTTTATATCCAAATTGTTTTAAATCATATGCTCGATGACTTATAATTCTAGAGTATAAAATTCCTTTAAATCTATTTATATATTTAGTCATTTCTTTAGATAATATACCCGGTCTACCTCGTCTGTTTGTTAATACTAATTTAATTTTTTCATTAAATTCATCCGTGTCAAATTTAATATTTTTTTCTTCTTCTAGTAACTTTTTAAATTTAATAATTTTTTCTAAATTCCAATCACTATTTTTATTATTACCAGGTGAAATATTCATTATTCTTTCTACAAAACGTAAATTGTCTTTAGTATACCCTTTATTATTGTTTAATCTTTCTCTACTAATATTTCTTGGGTTATTAATTTCAATAATAAATGGTTTTTGAGTATAATATGATACACCGCCGCCAATAATAAATAATAGGCAAAATTCTTGAAATGTAATAAGAGGTTCTTCTTGTGTATATTTAAATCTTTTATCATTTCTTAAATCTTTATATAGAGATATCAATTTACCTCTGTATGTTTCTGAATAATATTTATTAAATTCACTTGTACATCCTATACAATATGTTCCCCCGTTATAGGGATGAAATAATTTACACCGACAACAAGTTTTTTCTACTAATAAATCTTTATTTATATATTCAATTTTATTAGTATTAATATTTATCATAAGATGACAATTTTCTGGTAGAGGTATATTATTTTCCCTATCTAATCTAATATAAATTTTAAATTTATTATCTACATTTATTTCATTATATCCTTTCTTAACAGTACTTTTTGGATTATTTTTGATTTGAAACAACGCCGGCGTAATCTTACATCTTAAACTTGAATCAATTATTTTATGAATAAATAAATAAAGATATGAATCATAATAAACCCATTTATCATTAGGTACATCACAAATAAATGTAAAATACTTTTTAAACGTATTACTCTTAGGAAGAGTTTTAATAATATCCTGTCTATTTTCTAGTATTTTTATAACATATTCTATAACTTCTTTGGGTTTATATTTTTTATTATCTTTAATGTAATAATTGTGTTTATGTTCATTAATTCTACTCCAACCATTTGGTTCTAATACATTTTTAAAAATTATATCATTAACTGAAGTAGCTTTAATATCTTTTAATTCTGCTTTTCGTATCGAATATTCTTTAATTTGAATACTAAGAGGAGTACCAACAATTTCTTTATCAAAATTACTAAAACGTTCTATAAATTCATAAATGTCTTCACTATCTTTAACTTTATACCCATGGGCAATTCTATGTCTAGCATGTTTATTTTTATTTTCATAATCAATAAATTCATCTATAATAAGTTTTTTTGCTTTTGCTTGACGATCATTTTGTGGTATAAAATCTTGTATTAAATCATATCCAAACATTATATTAAATTTTATATAAATGTGTATACATTATTTTCTTAAATGATTTAAACATAAGATACATACACATTTACAGGTGTATTTATGGATAAAATCAATGAATTGAAATCAATTCCCATGCACGAACAGCGTTCGGATGCGTGGTTCAAACAAAGAGAAAACAAATTGACATCAAGTGACGCAGGTACAGTTCTAGGCTTGAATCCTTATCAAAAACCAAAAGAAGTGCTTTTTAAGAAGTGTGGTCATGACCCAAAGCCATTTGTTGGTAATATTGCTACACGTCATGGTCAGAAGTATGAAGACGAGGCTATTGACAAGTATTGTAAGCTAACTGGTCAAAAGAATTATGATTTCGGTCTTCTTGCTCACGAGGATGTCCATAAATCCGACGAATATCATTGGCTTGCCGGTTCTCCGGACGGAATCTCTATGAGTCTAACTGACCCAAATGCAAAGCCTATTCTATTAGAAGTTAAGTGTCCATACAAAAGAAAGATTGTCCCCGGTAAGATCCCCGTTTATTATTATCCTCAGGTTCAGTTGAATATGTTCATTTGTGGTCTTGAAGTTTCCGATTTTATTGAATATTTCCCCCCCAGGACAATGAGTATTGTAAGAACTTACATTAACCATAAGTGGCTTAATAAGAATTTGCCTATTCTTGCAGACTTTTGGGCGAATGTAGTTCATTACCGCAAGGCGGGAATTGAAACTCATCCTCTATTTCGTCATCCTAAGAAGATTCTAGATCTCAGAACAGAGGAAGAAGACATTCCAGTTATTAATTTGGATGCATATTCTATCATTGATTAAGTTCGTTGTAAATATAATTTAAAAGAATAGTTCATACATTAACAAATGGGAATCAGAGGATTAAACGCCCTTATTAAAAAGCATTCGCCCGACTGTACTTCATATAATGACATCAAAAAATACCATGGTAAAACCGTAGCAATCGATTCTAGTATACTTCTTTATAAATTTAAATACGCGTGTAAGGCTGAAAATTCTCACCTAATTGGAATTGCTAATCGCGCGAAGTTTTATGTAATGAACGGAATTCTCCCGGTTTTTGTTTTCGATGGGGTTCCTCCGGATGCAAAGGGTATAACCCTGGAAAAGAGGCAAGCCGCGAAACAAAAAATATACATTAGATTAGATGAACTAAAAGAAAAGGTAGCAGAAAGTGAGTTAGAACAAGGAGAAATAAATTCAGAAATCGAAAGATTGCAATCTCAACTGATAATTGTAAAAAAATACCACACTGAACAATGCAAAGAATTTCTGGAAAAATCGGGCATTCCTTATTGTACTGCTCCAAATGATGCAGAGAAATACTGTGCATTTCTTCAGAGAAACGGAATAGTAGATTACACAATAACCGACGATTCAGATGCCCTTACGTTTGGATGCTCCAACGTTCTTAAAACAAATATAAGTAAACACATAATTGAGATTGATCTAGCAAAGCTATTGTATGACATAGATATGAATATGGAAAACTTTGTGGACTTTTGTATTCTATCTGGCTGTGATTATACTGAATCAATTCCTCAAATAGGACCAATCACGGCATATAATCTTATTAAGAAACACAGGTGTATAGAAACTGTATTGACTAATTCAGTTAAAACGTGCGAACATTTCGAATATGGAGTATGTAGAGAGATATTTAATACATTTGATTATGATATTCCTGAAAAGTTTTTTATGAAAAAGAAAGATAAAAATATTCTATTGGAATTTCTAAATAAACATAATTTTAGAGAAAATGTAATTTCTAAATTTATTAAAATTTTATTGTGAATTAAATTTAAATTAATTTCTTTTGTATATATTAAAAATAAATATGTCCGACCTTCTTGATCTATACTTCGGTGCCAAGCGTCGTAAGCGTCGCTCGTCGCCCAAGCGTCGTCGCTCGCGTTCGCCCCGTCGTTCGCCCCGTCGTTCGCGCCGTTCGCCCATCCGTCGCCGTCGTCGCTCGACCAAGGCCTCGAAGACCTCCATTGTCGTAGCTGGCCGCAAGCGCAAGCTATACAAGGGTAAGACCGGTTCCCTATACTACCGCTCCAAGGGCCGCAAGGTCTACGTTGGTAAGCGCAGCCGCAAGGCTGGTCGCAAGACCACCCGCCGTCGCCGCTCGAAGAAGCTGAAGATGACCAAGAAGGCCATCGCCGCCCGTCGTGCCTACCGTCGCCGCTCGAAGAAGACCACCCGCCGTCGCCGCTCGAAGAAGCTGAAGATGACCAAGTCGGCCATCCGTGCTCGTCGCGCCTACCGTGCCCGTGCCCGCCGGTCGCTATTCGGTCTCTGGTAGATAATATAAGTGTGTGTTGTAAATGAATGTAGTATAAATTAAATCATTTAAGTTCAAGTGAATTCAAATGATTTAGTTAATTAATTAATTCTGTTCTTGGTATTCTAGTTTACTTAGAGCAATTATCGGTGAGATCCTGTAGTGTTATATTTTCTCTCTTAATGTGGATTATCTTCTCGATAGACCTAATTGATGTGGGTATCGTATTATCTTTTGTTACACGCATTGGGATAATTTTGTCAGTTGTAATGTTAAATTCTACTATACATTCATTACTATAATCTTCAAGACCCTTAATAAAATCAATTTGTTCTTTTCCGGTATCAATATCCCCCTTAATTGTAGCAAAAATACAAGATTTCTTAAAATTAGTGGTATACAAGTCTATATCATTTTCGTTTTCAGTTACTTTCAAATTAAAAACCAATTTTTCAGTGGGTTTCCACTTAAAACACGAATAATTTATACCTGTTGTAATCGGCAAGTTATTTGGCATAATGAATAGTTCTTCATTGTCTTCAAGTTTTGACACACCGGATATATCAGTGGTGTAATTTATTATATTAATTGGGACATCGGTATTAATTACATTACTAATGAAGTAACTCGAATCTGACAACCTATCTTCGTATGACGCCCTATTAATTTTATTCCCAGATGACATAAATGAGTCGCATATAATAATTTCATCCTGGGCATATGAAATATCGAATATGCTACCATAAAAGTAATCATGTGAACAGTTAATATCTATATTGTATATTGTAAAGTCTGATAGAATAATAACTGAAGTATTTTCTGCTCTAGAGTTTATAAACATAAATAGTATAGCTCTTCTAGTTTCTTTTGTGTTTTTCTTGCAAAACATATATTTATAATTTTTTAGCTTTATAAAGTGTGATCTTTCTACATTAACAGCTGTCTGGGCTGGGAAATAATAATCTGTTCTTCCAGTCCAATTATTATTAAGTAAGAATATAACCTGGTTTTTATAATCTTCGTCTGTTATTTCAGATAGCATTTAATATATTATACAATTGGATACAGTCTTTAAATATATTTAAAGATTCTTTTCATTCCTAATAAATACAACCATGTCTTTTTCGTCGCGAGAAGATACACTTGTTAAATTTTTGATCTTATTTTATAAAAATAAAATGCCCCTCCTTAGAGACATAATTTATCAAAATACTCCATTAAGCTTAAGACTTTTAGACTGGTTAGTAACTAATTATTCGAAGAAGTATAATATTATTTACCCCTTGCACCGGAGCAACGGAGACGTTACTTATTTTAATATATATTTAGACTATAAAAATCAATTGAAGGCATATTCTAAAAAATATTTTGACCCTTTTTGTAGGCAGCGGAGAATAATAATCGACATTGACACACGTAAATGGAGAGAATGTCCAGATAAGTATACTCCCGGTGATAAAGACATAGTAACAACAGTTGGCCAGCTTAATTTTTTTAGATGGGTTCTCGAAAATAAAATTTTTGATTATGCAATTTCTAATATAAAACTCATAGATGCTGATATGAATACAACACTATTAAACAAAAGAAAGGACAAACGTTCTGTTTTGTCTCCAAGTGCCGTAAAAGGGGTGTATACAAATAATTACAACGTAACTATTAAATTCAGGGGATAATATAAAAATTTAATTTAAAGTTTTAAAACATTAATAACTAACAATGGAAAATCCTTTAACAACCTGGTTTTATTCTACCGGAAAGATTGTCACAGATTCTAATAAACAAAAGGTGACACATTTTCTATTAGACGGGGGGAAGTTAGATTTAACTAAAGATTATGAAATATTTCAAGAATTATATGCAAAATACATTAACTGTAAAAACTGTATAGTTGAAAGAAAGACCGATGTATTTAAATTTTTTATAGATTTTGATTTTAATTCAACAGAAATGCTAGATATATACAAGTTTGTAGAGGTTATACAGGACGTTATAGAAAATATATACGGATCTCCTCAATTTTGCATTATAACATCCGCTGATAAATGTAAAGAAAACTATAAATCCGGTGTGAAATACATCAAACAGGGTTATCATTTACATTGGCCAGATATCTTAGCCGATAAACCAATTGCACATAGTATCCGTAAGAACATAATCATTCGCCTAACAACAGAATTCGGTAAAATAGAATCGTGTTATGATTCATGGAATAAAATCATTGATAAATGTGTGTATGACGCAAACGGTCTTCGACTAATAGGATCAGACAAATGTTCAATTTCAGATGGTATTAAACATTATGAAAATCGAGTATACAAAGTACAGAGTGTATACATTGGGAAAGAATACAACAAACAGCTAACCGAAGATTACATTTTGGGTAATTTATTGTCTATTAAGAGGACTAGTATTAGATCTGAAGAAAATTGTATTACTCCTACTATTAATCTTCAAGATTATGAAGAAACGGAGGACTCTGGGGATAGCTCAACAAAGAGTGGTTTCGATAGACTTAATAAAATGTCTGTTGAGTATATTGCAATCATTAAATTTTTTAAGAATTTTATACCACTTTATTCTACAGATGATATTCGTATAATACAGAGGGCTAGAGAACACCCAGTTTATATAATTGCCACGAAATCTAAGTACTGTCAAAATAAAGGAGATTTTCATAGGCACAATAATATATATTTCAAACTAACGCCGTGGGGGTTTTGTCAAAAATGTCTATCCGAAAGTGATGGAGAATACGGTTGTTGCCGAGAATATCAAAGCACGCCAGTATCTATTTCGCCTGGCCTGGAAAGTGCCCTGAAGTGGAAGAAACCGAAGAATAAAGATAAAGATATACCCCAACCCATACCAGTAACAAAGGAACAAAAAACAGACTATTTTTTATCTAACCTGGAAAATCTTATAACAGGTAAACCAGCTTCTATCGGACCCACTAAGGCTAAGAAAAATAAACTTAAGGCCGATTTAGCAAAGAAGACCTAGATATAATAATCGCGCAGGATATTAAAAATGCTATTAGTATCTTTCCTTTTATGTTAAGCTGACTAACAGACTCCATTAGATATGGAAATATATCACTGATGAGTTTATATACCGGGGCAGAATTCAGTAAAAGGGATAACCCAATAATAATTAAAAAAACCCTATGATTTTTTCTATCTTTTATTTCATTTATAATAATCTTCATAATATTCTTTTCCGCGTCCTTTTGTGAAGTATCGGCAACCTGTCTATTAGGAGGATCAAATTTAACTCTCTTAGTAATTTTATTGGGTGCCAATTCTTCAATTACGGGTTTTCTCTGGTCATCCGTGACCTTCGGTTCTTCGTATTCTACACGTTCTTCTATTATTTCTTCGTCTACTTTAACTAGATCTTTTATATTACATTCGAACTGAGACATTTATTATATTCAATAATAAAAAAAATGAAAATTAAACGTTTTTAATAAAATAAAAAAAATATCTTATACAATATAAAACAGAATGAGTATTAGCAATGTAGCTATTAATACATTTAACTCCAGTGGTTCTCAATCAGTGTGTAGAGCTAATAAATATGCTGAAGACACATTAATAGAATCGGATTTTTTAACTAAGTGCACAACTAAGTATATAAATGGAACTGGTCAGACAGTTGTTCAGGGAAGTATGAAAGTTTTCCCAGTTGGTCTACCCGGTCAGGCGTCCAATCATGACACATTTGCTATGCCCGACGACATCGACGCTATAAGCAATGTTATCTTAACTGCTAGGATGGGATTCGATATCCCAACTGGTTCCGATGCAGGTGCAAATATGGCTTCCTTTGCAAATAGTACCGCTATATATTTCTCCAATACATTCTTATTAACTTTAATAAATAAGGTAGAAATAAGGCTCGGCGGATTGGTCGTAGACACTCTTACATCTGACTCAATTTTTGCAAGAAATGTAACCGAAACTGATAATTCATGTAGCATGTCGGGTAGCACAATCGACGGTCAGGAATATCCTAACATATATACAAATATCAATAGACCTGTTTACGAGGGCACCGGAACTGCTGCCATTAAAGACAATGTTATCGAATGGTCGGTTTCTATTCCGTTTACGGGAAGGTCTTCTAAGATGTCCGGTGCATTTTTACAGGCCGGGTCTACAACAAATTCACTGACTATGAAGGTTCATTACAATAAGTTCGATCCTGAGATGTTTCTCGAGGCCGTAAATGTTCTGAATACAGATCACGAACACGAGGGTCTACATGGAGCTGGTGGGTTATGGCCAATATTTGGAATTCAAAAGCTTACAAGTAATGCTACTATGATCCCCGAGAACTGGAAATTCTCGACGAGCGCTACTGTAACTACTCATATGATAACCGAGACCGAGAAAAATTTTATCAGAAATAATGTAGTAAACCGTGTTTTGAAAACATCTGAGACATTAGAATACCCAACCCCGCGGGATCTTGTGCGTGCAGATTTTACCAGTCCAATCCCTGCAGACTATTCTCAGCAGATCCCCGGGGCTCCTTCTGGCGAATATAAACAGGTGTCTTTCGATATTAGTAAGTTTGAATGTAACTGCAGTCACATCTTACTATCTTTGAGAGTGCCCGGGGTAAGCGACGACGGGTCTTTCGCAAATACTAAGATGACTAAAGCGTGGCCATTTAGTAGGGGTAACCGGTATGTCGTCGGCAATCCCACCACCATCTCCGCCGACGTTGCAATCTCAGGAGGCGCAGCAGCAGGGCAGGCTGGTTTCGGGCCTTGGACCACAACCGGTACTAAGAAGAAGCCTTTATTTGATGGATGGTGGAGCGGCACCGACGGTAAGGAGACCGCGGGACCTCTTGTCCCTGAAAATAATGACGGAGATTTCATGACCAATAATCTATGTCCATTAAGACACAAAAGATATGAGACCGAACCAGCTCTTATTGACTGGTCCCCTTATTATTCTGAGCCCAATCCGAACAACACGGCGGCTACGCAGAAAGGTTCTAATTACTTAATTGGTCCTTACAATAGTGGTCAGCTAGAGTACGTAGGGAGCGAGGCTCATCGTAATTCGGATAATTTCATGCCCACAATACCTATAGTTGGTTATACTCGGGACTGGTTAGACTCGGTAGAATTGGTTATTGGAGGTAACCGGACGGGGTTTATTCCAGCATCCGCCCTTAAATTGACGAATGTAGATGAATTCGGTCTAAAGAGTTCGAAGGATTCTGGTGGTATATACATGCTAAAATTATCAGATGAGGCGTTTAGTACAGCCGGCGTTCCTCTATCCAAATGTAATAATATCAAATTGAATATTAGGATTAGAACGTCTATATACGGAACCACTGGTGCAGGCACGTTGGCATACGCTGACGGCACTGCGCGTCGTCTTGTTATGTCTGGATTTAATCATTCTAATGGCTGGACATCTCTTGGTTCTCCAAAACTAGTAGCCACCGCGGTTGGTACAACTGTCCAGACAACGGTTGGTGGTTCTATCTCGTTCGCAGCCTAAGAACCTGATAATGAATCGTAATAGTAAATGTAATATAAGGAGTAAATAATAATTAAATATATTCCTTATATTATATAATCGATGGCTACGGGGGCGCATAGTTCTATCTCCTCGTTTGATAAAACCGGAACACAGTATTTAGCAGCAACGGATACATTCAATGACGGGTCAAACCCAGTGTCGGTATTCTGGAATAAAAATGATAATATTAAACAAATTATACACACATCGTACACAAGGGAGATACCTAGTACAATTTCTACAAAGAACGAGTCTTGGGCCGGCACTCAGGTTTTTAGTATATCTACTGATACGGATGCGGTTGGGAATTTATACTTATCTGTTGTAATAGAACTAGATACACCAGAGGCTCAATTAGACCCCGGTCCGCCCAAAACTTTAACTACGTTACTTAGACGACCATCTACTAAAGAATCTATAACCGATTGGGATCTAACAGAGCCTCTTTTACATCGCATTAGGGGGGTAGAAAAAGGTTCTAAAAAACCAGAGGGAGTTCAGATTGGTTACCCCAATGGATGGAGAGAGGACACTACCGGATCTCAATATCCCAGGCCTTTAGATAATATCCACCCGTTTATGCCCCCCGAAGATCTTCCTAGTTATCCAAATTGGGACTGGAAACCTAGGGACTTTTTACAACTAAACGAAATACCTGTTAATAGGACTACTAAACAGACACTTTCCGAATTTCTATCGGGTTCTTCATACTACGGGGGTACAACAAAGGAATTTATGTTTAACCCTGATATGAGAGTAAGTAAACACTCCAAGCTTGAATTATTTAGTGACCGAGAGGAATACTCATTAGGAGATCCGCGACCAATGAGTATTACAATGAACGGTTATTACTCTAGTACATTAAAAGAGAGTCCTAACTATCTAGGTCATGATAATTTGATATCAGACAGTCTCGTAGAAGCGCCTTATCAAACAACATATAGACCCCACGATCTGAGTTATATACCTAAATATTTATCCCATATAGATTCTAAGAGATTAAGAAGGACCGGGAATGAACATTTCCATTTAAACCCTGACGGTACATACGGTCTTTATTCCTCAACTGGTGTATTAGCCGATGATCTTTTAACTTCTTACCTTACCTTATATGATATCAATAAGTTAGTTGAACATTATAACGAAGACGGTATAACTTCTAACCCAATTGCTATAAACAAACTAGTCACTCCGCCCGATAATAGGGTGACAACTTCAGAGGAATACTATGCGCTCCCTGATGACACCGTATCGTCTCTATTCGGCGCTCAAGATGGAAAATGTCCGGCCGGGTACCCAAATAATGTAGCCAATCACACATTCGACAAGGGGGAATATCTGTTTACAGAGTCTGGAGAATTTATCTCTGAAAATACAGATAATCCACCCGATGGTAGTTATTCGGTTGGATTAGAACGAATAGATCCTATAGCAGATGTTCAAGATGTCTCACCTTCTCATCAAAATGAAGATCACCATGGTTACGCTACTGTGATAAGTAAAGACGGAAATACATTAGTCGTCAGTCAGGGTAGAATGTACGGATGCGAACAAAGCGCTTCTATCCAAAGCCAGGTAGACGCTTTACATGATGCATCTCGCACTAAAGCTCCGGAGTCAAATCCTCCGGACGCAAACTGGCCATATGGAGAAGAAGACTCCGCGCACACTGCGGCATGGAGTGCAGCCTTACAAGCCGGGGCTATATTATTTCCATTGAATCCAAAGCGCGCTGGTAAAGTAAGATTATATAAAAAAAATGGCGACGACTGGGTTTTAAATAAGGTATTTAGTGCGTCAGAAAGTAATTTGGTTGCATACCCACAGGGAGCAAAATCTATAAAACGACCCGGTGCACAGGAATATATATACAAAAATATATATCATCAGACGTTTATGGGTGGAAAAATTCCCCTTATAAGTCAAAAAACCCCGTGGGCACCTGGTTGTAAAAATCACATCTCCTTGAATTCCGACGGAACCAGGTTGGTGATAGGAGAGGCTGGGGGGCCAAATAATTTTATTACAACCTATGATTATACGGGGGGTGACAATTGGTCGGAGTCGGCTGTAATTACCAGTGGGAGCCCCGGGATAAATAATATTATCGAAGATTATTACCATTTAGGGGTATACACGGGGGACAATCTTTTCACATTTGGCCCTAATTATGGATACCCTGAAAACCCTACATATGGAATATACCCTCTACCAGAAAGTGTATGGGGTAGCGGATTTGGAAATAATGTAGAGATGTCATCTGACGGCAATATCCTTGCAGTTACTAGCTATATGTCTCCTGCTAGCATTTTCAAATGGAATTCTGGTTCATGGACTCCAATGGGGACCGGAATAACTGGGGTGGCGGACTCCATATCATTAACCGACGACGGGAAAACTTTAGTAACTGCAGATTTTACATCGCATTACGTATATGTATGGGATTATGACCCATCCCTTGACATATGGGTTAATTCAGATGTTATTCCTTTAATAACTCTTCATAATAGCAAGTTATACTACCCCATAAACGGGGCTGAGATGGCGAACGCGCCATATGGTTTAAATTCTATTACTGGTCAGGGAGGAGCTAAGTACACGGGCTACCCAAATGAACGTCCAGGTTCACCGTATATCGGCACAATTACGCCTATTGGTCCAGAGGCAGTTGCTCTTGCCCCCCCGGTGACTACAAGTATCCCAAATAATCCATCCCCTGAACAACAGGCTCTATACGACGCCGAGAAGCAAGCATGGGCCGACTACCAACAAGGCGACACGACGATCGCCTCCTACTACGCGGCAGAGGCCGCCGCCGATGTTGAGCGGTTTAATATTGTCGAGGCTATAGAGGATATTATATCTCAGGGGCCGGGTATAGGAGGAGACACTTTTAATAGTAATCCAGTAAAAATATCCGGGGATGGTACACAAATTGCTATATTCTCGGCTAGAGTAAATAGACAAAATACTAACGAGTATTATCCTCAGTATATAGAAATATATACTAAAGAATCGTCTTTACCTACGGGCGCTATAGTTATTCCTAGGGTAATGAAGGTCCTTTATCCCCATCCAGAAGATATATTCTATGTTGATGCTGTGGCCACATTTAATGTAACATCTCCAGCCGGTAATACATTTCAGGCCGAACCTGTTTCCCATCCGGGTTATGACGAGCCGGCTCACCCATGGACATCCGACCTGCTCGATACCCCCGAAGAAGCCGCTTATAGAGAAATGGTCCGAGCCTACTACGCAGGAGAAGCGGCATGGGACGAAACGCTCGTCATACCCGGGTTTAATTCATTTATATACGCACCAGAACCGTTGAGCAGGCGGACTTTTGGGGCGACAGGAGATTTTTTTACAGTTGAAATCCCTGATTCTAAATGGTACCGAACAACGACGGCTACTATAGCTGAAAGGGATGCGGCGCGGCATGCTGCAAGAACTACTAGTCAGACAGCTTGGAACCCGACAAACGCCGCGGCGGCGGATGAGAGGCTCGCGGCGGAAGAACTTGGTGTACATCGAATCCTTAGCGAGAGAGGTGAATTTTCAATATCTACAGACGGTAGACGAATTGTAGTTGGATCATCTATGTATGATAATATAATTTCCCCTCACTTACCTCAATTCCCCACACAAATGATGTTACAAGGGCTTCATCAGGTGCAGATAGCGGCAGGAATACCTATTACATCCGGTTCGGCACGGTCACAGGGGGAAGATATCAAAAAAATAGGCGCGGGAAGTATTAAGGTATATGAAAAGGACAGTTCTAATAATTTGGTACAATTATTGGGAGATATAATTGGAGAAGGGGGTGAAAAGAATATACTAGATTCTCATTCTCATGTCTCTCCGCAACAGTTTCACGATATTTATCTTACTAATAAAACTGGGTTTTTCACAGATTCGGGAGAAATTTTAGATGTAGGTCCAGACGTGGAAAATCTGGGAGGGGGAGGGAACACGACTGATCTGGGAATGAATGATGAACCTTTATTGTACCCAGAAACCACTTCAACAAGTAATGGAGGAGGAGCATATTTCGACACGCCGGCTGGTATAGTTGGTAGCTTAATAGCCGAAACAAGTGTAACAATTTCTGCATCATGTAATTTTCGAACATTTGGAAGCTCGGTTGATACCACGGGAAACAATACGGCACCTCTCATAACTCTTGGGGCTCGGGGGCAGAATTTACAATTTGCAATCAGACAATTGGATACTAGTGCTGGAAGATCTGGTATTAGAGAATGGGACCTTATAGGGGTGTCATATGGCCCAACCGAACCTACGTCGACGACGTCGACAGGAACGACAGGGACTTCAACATCGTCGACCCCGGCAGGACATCAACTCACTCCGTATTATGTCCGGGCCGGAGAATACCATTGGTATGTTCTAACAAAGGACGGACATGTAGTAAGTTTCTACATAGACGGGGAATTAGTTAGTTCTTATGACTATACAGTCGAAGATGCTGCATACCAGACGGCTGTATATGGCAACGAGTCTTTTATAGGTACTCGAAGGCTCACCGGTAGAAATAGTAGCATAAACGGGATTATTAGGGATGTTGGTGTATGGACTGGAGCACTTACTGCATCCGAAATTGCTTATATGTATACGGCTAATAAAGGGGGGACCATCTTAATAGATGGGTTAAATGCTCCTTTGGTTTATAATAAGTTTCAGTCTTCATTGACTTTAGGACAACAGGCTCAACTTGCTTTATATAATTCAATTCGTTACGGGGGAATATTAGATACTGTGTGGAATCAGCCTTGGAACCAATATGGTGGTATCGATTTTATTACCAATTACCTTTCGGTCAGTGGGGGAACAGAATATATAGATAATGATTTGGTTTACAATAATGGTAGAGAAACCAATTATAATCAAAGTACTGGGGAGGGTCTAGGATGGTCTATTTCTATGAGTGGTGACGGTAATGATATTATATCAGGTGCGCCTTACATGTCAACTATAGGAGCCACAGTTGCGGTTCCGCGGAGAAGTTATAGAGAGGTTGGAAGGGCATATGCATATAAGCTTAAGAAAATACAGAAATCTATCCAAGTTTTACCTAAAAGATCCCCAGGTAAAATAAAAATGACAATACATGATGCTGCTATAATTGTAAATGATGCACAGAAAAGATTAAATCATGATATAACTGATTTTTTTAACATTCCTCAAAGATCTTCCAGCGATTCTGGTAGTTTAAATTGGACAAAGCAATGGGACACTGTACCAGATAAGGCTGTGAACCCCCCTAAACTAGAAGACTATACCAACCCATATTGGGCTAAATCTAATTTAAAACCAAAGGTAAGTATTCCTCTATCTAAGATAATTAAAACCGTAGAACTTCAGGTTGGAACTCAAATTTGGCAAACATTAACACAGGATGATATTGCTGCAATAAATGCAACCGAGATGACAGAAAGTGCATATAAATCACTAGGACTTCAATGTTCAGGTCTTGTTAGATCTGACGGGACTAGAGAAACATTCGGAGATGCAAAATGGATACCCGGAAAAAAATACCAGGCTATTATCCCAATCCCAATTTTAACCGGTAACAATTCTGGTAAATTTCAAAATTATAAATCTCATAGACACGATGGTTATTTAAATTGTTTGGCAAGAGAACAGGAGGTAAAAATTAAAATTAAATATGCGAATGTAGAAGATATATTCCACACCGAGGATTTATATGCCTACCAAGGCTATGAAGCCCCGATTTATACAGGTTTCGGTAGCATTAACAAAGGGAAATATATAACAAATGTGCCAGAATTATGGAATCCCAAAATAAAATTACAAACTAAACTATACGGCGAATATATCACACTGGCCAAAGAAGAAAAAAATGCATTAAAAACCAGTACCGATAGAATTTATAAAAAAATCAAAAGCGCTCAAAATATAACGTTTGATAAATTACCAGAAGTTCTTCATAGAGATGCATATGTAGATATTAAATTAGATGAGTTTTCTATATATAGTTCTCATCTCATAATATCATTAGATTTCCCCGGAATAACTAATAAATCAAATATCCCCTATTTAGATTCTGCTGATATAATCCTAAACGGCACAACTCATTCTGGTATAGTAAAATCAAATAGTTTACTTGCCGCGGCTAAATCTTTGGGATTATATTCAAATGAATTAGTTTTCGATAAAGATAATTTTGATAAACTGTTTTATGTTTTCCCCCTCGCTTCGCGTGCGTTCGGCGGCTCGTCTATTCCGCTTAACCGGTTTGATGACGTAATTCTACGTATAATTTTTTCGGTAGACGGAGGGATACCAGACGAGGGAATAAATGTCCCCAATATGTCTAAAGTAAGTATAACGTGCAGGGGAGAAACAAATTTATACTACCACGAAGGGTCTTCGGCAATTTCGTTATTTTAATAGTAATTAAAATATACCCTAATTATAAATAATGGCTTCTGATGCGGGAGGTTATCATGCAGCCCATGAAACTTACACAGGTGAGGGTACACAATCTTTACTCGTCACAGACACTTTAGTTGACGCATCAACATCTGTTTTCTGGAATAATAACGACAATACTAAGCAAATTATACACGGGTCTTCCTTAACTGAACTTTTAACGTCCGGGGCGTCTAAAAATGCTTCGTGGGGAGGGTTTCAGACTTTTTCTATAGACCCAGAAACAGATTGTATAGGAGACCTTTATTTATCAATTACATTAAACTTAGATACGCCAGATACCCCACTTGACGGTGATTTAAACCCTAAAACAATTACTACAATGTTACAAAAACCATCTTCAAGGGATGCAATAAACGATCCGAGTAAATTGGAACCCATTGGTTGGTACAAAAGAGGAATTAAAAAGGGAGATACGCGACCCGAAGCGGGATACATAGGGATTCCAAACGGGTGGTTACATTTAAAGACCGACGCAAATGATTTATCATCTGGATTTCGTTATGCAGGAACCGGAATGGACGCGGTTGACAGTTATGGACTCCCAAATGACGCTATTGAATTGCCTGGTATAACAGGGATTCATCCAGATTCTTCTCCGCGCGCACAGGCCTGGGAAGACATCCAAGATGTCCTTAAAAAAGACACTGAATTGTTTAAAGTTAATGATTTCAGTTGTACAGATACATATTTAGACCCATCTGATAATCAGAAGGTAATTCACCAGCGGGATAAAGACGTAGGAATAGGAGAATATCTTATCCAAGATCAGGGTAGAACTGCGAATAATGGTTATGATGTTAGTAGTCATTATATTAAGTCAGTTGATAGGGCTAGGTCATTTCGTGTATTGGACACTTTTTATCAAAATGGTTTTAGAAATAACTTTACTGATGAATATAATGTGCCCGCTAAAACAGACGACAATACTTGGACAATTGCTACCTTGTTTGGCGATGAAAAACTGTCGCCAATAACATCAATTGCTTTCTCTGGGTCCTTTCTACAAGAGCCTTATTTAACTGACAGAAGACAGGTATCTGCTATATTTCCAAGTACAATATCTCTTGCACAAATTCAGGCAATGCAAGCAACTTATAATTCTGAATTCGAGAGTGCCATGGTGCAAGTGGCAAAAGATTATATGTATGGAGATTGGGTCGGGAATGTAACATCAACTATTGTTAATATTCCACACAGAAACTGGGGTTGGTTTATTATTGATGGATACCTAGTCAGCTACGCCAACGAGGAGACGGCTTCGCTCGCCGCCGGCACCTCACCCCCTCTGTGGCAAGCACGCGATGCACTGATTGCGCGGGGTACGTGGGTCCCTAAATCAACACTCACATTCCAGTCATACCCCGAAAACCCTGATATAATTGCCCGTTTATATTTAACAGATGATCCTGCGCCAACTGGGTTTTTTACCTATTTTACGCAGGGCTTGGGCATCGACCGGGCGACTGCTTATAGGCGGGGGATTGAGAACTCTTTGAGTCTTTACAAGATGGAAGGTGGTTTCCAAAACTGGCCGGGTAACGTATCATACTATTCGGGGGCAATAAGTTCGCAACACAGTCGGTACGACGGCGTTACGAGTTATAAGGACAAGATTGCAGTGTTTGCCCATGAAAACAGTAGGACTGAATACCCCTGGTGGGGAGATGCATTCGGCAACAAAGAGGACTCTCTGTCTGAGTTTATAGCTTTTCCTGGACGGAGTTTAGTAACGTGTAAACTGGTTTCTTCTTATTTGGGAAACTTTATTCTATTTGAGTTCCATACACCATACAAAATATGGACCAGAAACGACGGACCTCCGCGAGCCATAACTCCACAAGAAATGAATATATACAAAGACTCTATTCGCTCAATACTCATGCAAATGAACGACGAGCACTTAATATCTCAAGGTATTACCCCTCCCGGGCCCACTGTCCCTGCGCCGGGAACATACGAACAGGGGCAGGCGGCTGAAGAGAGTTTCAACTCCGACGCCCTAGCCGACTCAAACTCCACGCCGTTTGGTGCCACCATCGCCCCAGCTTGGGACGTCGCACTCACGAAGGGCGGCTCCCTT